AGCTTGCAGAGCTACAACAAGAAAATGAAGAACTTACTCCTACTACACCAACTGGAACGCCAGACTGGTATGTAAAATGGTTTAGTATGGTAGGTGCTGTAATTGGCGTGTTTGCAATAAGTGCAGGTTTTACAATGTTTGGACAAATAGCATATGTACTCAGTAGTTGTGGTTGGGTATATGTAGGTATGGCCTGGGGTGATAGAGCAATCATGATAGGTAGTGCTATAAGCGGAACAGCGGTAATGATGAACATAGTAACGAGTATAACATGACAGATATGTTTGAAGTAGATGACGAAGCAATACGCAATTTAGTAATACTTGCTAAGGAAGGCGAGAAGATGGATCCTATTGATTGGGGTGATCTAAGTATTACAGAAGACCAAGCCTATATAATGATGGCGGCCCATGTGTTAGAAATGGAAAGAAATCACTTGACAGATGGCGCAATTATTGTTAAACTACTTGTAGAGAACTTTGTTTTAAATTGTAAACTAATGGGAATGAAATGAATACAATATATGAAAAAACAGCAATATTAATTAACACACGCAATGATCAAGAAGTTGAGTGTGAAGTTGATAATGTTAAAGATAAACAATCGTTAGATGCTTTTATAGCAGGTAACAAAATACACATGCGTTGGAATGGCAAAATCTTTGTAGGTAATGCCCACGGAATGGAGTTTACTTCCTCAGGACCAGTAGGACGCAACATTAAAGGGAGATACTAATGAGTAAACAGAAAATAGAAATAATGGACGGACCGTTTAGTGCCGCACTAGTAGAGGACGTTGAAGGTGTTCTTTATAGAGAAGTCAAAACAGTACGGGTTAAGCCAGGTGGCATGTTAACTGAGTACATCACAAGACGCGAGTATCGAGAAGATGGTGATTACAATGATACCTCAATAACTCGTCCACTAATCCAAGTATCAGGAGAATAATATGCCCTTAGTGCCTATGGTAGTAGAACAAGAAAGTCGCGGCGAACGTTCATACGATATTTACAGTCGCCTAATGAAGGATCGCATTATTATGCTTAACGGTCCAGTAGAGGATAGTATGGCTAACCTCATTGTAGCACAACTATTGTTTTTAGAATCAGATAATCCTGATAAACCAATTAACTTGTACATTAACTCGCCCGGTGGCGCTGTAACAGCAGGATTGGCTATCTATGACACTATGCAATACATCAAGTGCGACATACGTACTATTGTAATGGGCCAAGCATGTTCAATGGGATCGTTCCTAGCACAAGCAGGTACAGCAGGCAAGCGTGTAGTACTGCCAGAGTCACGTACAATGATTCACAGAGTAAGTTCAGGTACACGAGGTACAGGCGGCAGTGTGTATGTGCAAGAGCTTGAAATGGAAGATAACATTCGAGCATTTGAAGAGTCGAAGAAAGTAAACAAGCGTCTTACAGAGTTGTATGTAAAACATAACACAGCAGGTAAGACTTATGAAGAAATGGCAGAAACAATGAAGTTTGATACGTTCCTTACAGCTGAACAAGCTGTTGAATGGGGCCTTGCCGATAAAGTAGTCGAGAAAAGATAATGGAAGTAGCAAATAAAGATCCAGGTAAGTTTCACTTTTATGTAAGCCTTGTAAAAAGTGCTGTACGTATTGCTTCAGGAGCCGCATTTATAGTAGGCGGATACTATCTTGAAAATTGGGGAACTTATATTATACTAGGCGGAGCATTATTAATTGCCGCTGAGATACTAGGTATATTGGAGGAACTATGAGCGCAGCCATACACAAAGTAGATGAGCTAAAACAGTTTGTAGCCGATAAGAAAGGTATTCCTACAGAGGAAGCACTAAATACCTCACTAAGAGAAACAACACTTGTTGTAACATTTAACAAACTTGATGGTGCTGAAAGAGTGATGACATGTACGAAGTCGTTTGACATCATTCCTGAAGCTAATCAACCAAAGTCAGACAAGCCTGGCAAAGAAGGCAATGTAACTGTTTGGGACGTTAATGCAAATGGCTGGAGAAGTTTTAAATACGAAAGAGTAACTAAAGTAGAAAAAGTGGTTGACACAGTAGAAAGTTGACTGTATATTAGTTATATTGGGTGTGAAGTGTTATGGTAGCACGGCGGTCTCCAAAACCGTAAGCTGAGGTTCGACTCCTTACACGCCTGCCAAAGAATAAAGGTCCCTTCGTCTAGTGGTTAGGACACCGGGTTTTCATCTCGGCAACAGGAGTTCGACTCTCCTAGGGACTACCAAGTTTAACATACCTTGCATACTGTATAGCAGATGCAGCGGAACTGATAATTCGTTGGTATGTTTTTAATACGGAGAGTTGGCCGAGTGGCTTAAGGCGGGGGATTACTAATCCCTTGAACGTTTATGGCGTTCCATGGGTTCGAATCCCATACTCTCTTCCAAAGTTACACGGTTGACATTAACATTCATTGATAGTATAATATACAACTTACTTACACACATTAGGAGAAGTTATGTTAGATATACAAGGTATTACTCAAGAAAGAATTGAAAAAATGAACGAGGATATCGATAACCCATATAGACTAAATGGATTTTCAGGTACCTTTGCTATTACAGACCACAGGAAAATTCCAGAGGTACTGTTAGGATTTTTACAACACCATTTTGGTATTTACAGATTGAAGCGTGTGTCTCTAGATAAAATCAATGAAGCGTTAAATGAAATCTGGGAAGGACCAGGTAGTCTTGCTAAAGTACTAAATGCAGAACTTGAAATGAAACTTGCAGGCAAAGACGTAAAGTTTACAGCCGCTGACATTGCAGCAACAAAAGCAGTAAGTGATGAAGACGATTCAGGACCTGTAGCAGATGCAGGCGCTGTTTCATAAGTAAAGTAGTTAACGCTCGGATAGCTCAGTTGGTAGAGCAGGGGTTTTGTAAACCTCAGGTCGCAGGTTCAACTCCTGTTCCGAGCTCCATTAAATGGGGCCGTAGCTCAGTAGGGAGAGCGATTGGTTTGCAACCAATAGGTCGTGGGTTCGATCCCCTCCGGCTCCACCAAGTTTGAAAGGTAGTTATGGCTGTAGAAGGTTTGTTTTATACACCCGCATACTACGATTACATTGTAAATGATGATCGTACTAAAGTGCAAGACGAGATAAGTGATACACTATCACAAGTTGAGTTTACTAAGCACAAAGGGTGGGGAGAAACTAATCACAGCCTTAGCGATCCTACATTTAAAACAGACTATCTTAATCTATACAAACTAGAGTTTACCAAGAAACATCTGTTAATACACATACAACGTTATCTATCATCTTTTAGTGATAACGAATACGACATATCAATTGAAAGCTCTTGGCTTACTAACACACAAAAAGGCGAACATACAACAGTTCATAATCACGGTGGGTTTGATATTAGTGGCGTTTATTACTTCCAAACTAACGGTAAAGATGGATCGTTGTACTTAATGAACCCTATTACTAGTCTAGTTAGTTCGCACTATTTTAAACCAGATGAGTGTTTGTATTACCACCCTGAAGTAGGCAAACTAGTGCTATTCCCTAGTTGGTTATATCACGGTGTAAGACCAAACGACACCGATGACACCAGAATAAGTCTGTCATTTAATGTGAAAATTTCTGTAAAAAGAGGTTGACAAGACCCTATTTCTTTGCTATAATATATACATAAATTAGGCAAACAGATAGAGGCACACATGACATTAGTTGACAAAGCAAAGTTGTACGCTACAGCGGCACACGGTGCTATCGGTCAAATCCGTAAATACACCGGCGAACCTTACGTAACACACCCCATCCGAGTAATGAATCTTGTTAGTACTGTTGTACAAGACGAGAGAGTTTTGGCGGCTGCGTTGTTACACGATGTCATTGAAGATACTCATATCACTAAAGAAGACATCCAGAAAGCATTTGGCGCTGACGTTGCAGATATGGTTGTTGCGTTAAGTGATCCACCAAAAGTAGAAGGTGGTCCTAATCGTAAAGCACGTAAGGCACAGGACCGTGTTAGACTTAGCCAAGCACCAGCTGATGTACAAACTGTAAAAGTAGCAGACATGATCGACAACACTGAAAGTATTGTTGCACATGACCCTAAGTTTGCAAAATTGTACTTAGAAGAAAAGCGTTTGTTGTTAGAAGTATTAACAAAAGCAGATCCTAAGTTGGTTACAATAGCAAAGAACCAGGTGAAGAAATGAGTAAGTTTCAAGAGAAGTATTTGAAGCCTGCTTATTTCAAGCCTAAAGGTCATTGGATGGTAGGTACTGTTTGGCCTGTAAAAGGTTCTAAAGATAATGAATATAGTGTAGAACTTACAGACAAAGGTTTTACATGTGACTGTACTGGCTTTACTTTTAGAGGTAAGTGTAAGCACAGTACAGGCATTAACGAAAGAGTAGAAAGGGCAATGGATTATGATTTCAGCATATAACGACTTAGAGTTTATTCAAACAATAAATCCAATAGGAATACAATCAAAAGTACAGTTTGACGGATACGTGTTAAGTATTGTAAAGAACGAAGTTTCATATGGCGGCGAAGAAGGGCTGTATGAAATTGCTGTATACAAAGGTGATTTTCAAGAAGAACTACCTGGCATTACTAATGATAATGATACGGTAAAAGGCTTCTTGACATCCGTTGATGTCGATGCTATAATAAAGAAAATGTACTTAGTAACAGGAACAGAGGGCAAACAAATATGAGAACACAACCACAAGATATAATCGCTAAGTTAGAAGCGGACAATAGTAAGCTGGCTAAACAAGCAATTCTAAAAGAAGCACTTGAAGAAGGTGTTCCAGAGTTTTTTGAAGGTATTACATTAGCACTAGATGCTCTTGTTACGTTTGGTGTTAAGCAAGTACCTGAGCGTTCAGATGTACTAACTGGACAAGGTCTTTCATGGCCAGTGTTTAAAGAGCTTGCTGATAAACTTGCCAATCGTGAACTAACAGGACATGCGGCACGTGATGCAATTGAACTTGCAATGGGCATTGCTACTACAGAACAGTGGAATGGCTTTTACAGACGTATCTTAATCAAAGACTTGCGTTGTGGCATGAGCGAAAAGACTGTTAACAAAGTAGCACCAGGTACAGTGCCTGTATTTACATGTAGTCTAGCACATGACTCTGCCAAGCACGAAAAGAAAATGGTTGGTAAAAAGCAAATAGAAATTAAACTAGATGGCGTCCGTGTTATTACAATTATACAAGGTAATAAAGTAGAAATGTTTAGCCGTAACGGCAAACAGTTTCACAACTTCGGACACATCATTGAAGAACTTGAAACAGTAATTAAAGACCATCCTGTACCTTATCCGCTTGTATTAGATGGAGAGGTAATGAGTGCTAACTTCCAAGATCTTATGAAGCAACTTCAACGTAAAGAAACTGTTCAAAATAGTGACGCTGTATTGCATGTGTTTGATACTATTCCGCTAGGTTGTTTCAAAGCAGGTAGTTGGGACAAGCCGCAGAGCTTTAGAAGCCTAATTACCAAGCATTGGGTAGACGACCATAAAGACGTCTTAGAGCACGTACAAGCGTTGGACTGGGAAGATGTTGACTTGGACACACCCGAAGGCCAAGAACGCTTTACAGCGTTAAATAAAGCGGCTGTAGACGGTGGTTACGAAGGCGTTATGATTAAAGACATTGATGCACCTTATGAATGTAAACGAACACACGCTTGGCTTAAAGCAAAACCGTTTATCGAAGTGACATTGGAAGTTGTAGATGTTGAAGAAGGTACAGGACGTAACGAAGGTCGACTTGGTGCTATTGTCTGCGAAGGCATGGACGATGAAAGACACATTAAAGTTAATGTTGGTTCCGGGTTTAGCGATCTTAATAGAGATAATTTTTGGGCTGAGAAAGATAGTCTTTTAAAACAACTTGTAGAAGTACGTGCAGACGCAATTACACAGAATCAAGACGGCACATACAGTTTAAGGTTCCCAAGGTTTAAAACGTTCAGAGGCTTTGAACCAGGAGAGAAACTATGAAAAAAATTATGTACTTCCTTAAATGGAACTTTACAGATATGGAAGGATATTCAAAACGATACCTTTCGTATTTTGCACTAGGCTTTGCAGCTTCATTTACCATCGGAGCAGAGTACTTCTATATTGCTCCAGCATTTATGTTTATTGATTTTACAGTAGACATCGTTCGTCAACGTTATCAAGACTTCAAAGACGAACAACAAAAACTCATCGACGACTTATCTAAGTAATGGAACGGCATGTCTTACACACCTTTGCAATGGGGGATGTGGAAGACCCCGACCTTTACGTCTCGCCCGCAATATACGAATGGCAACAGACTCCAAACGGCAAGTGGGCAATGAAACACGGTAATGAGTTAAAATACCACATTTACCCCGATGATTACTCAATGGGATATAAAGTAAAAGTAACAGGACTGTTTGAAGACAAGCATTTAACGTATTTAAGACTAATTAATACTTGACTTTTTGCGTTAAAGCATATATACTTTTTGTAAAGCATTTGGAGAACTAGAAAAATGGCATTGCCAAAAACTAAAAGAAAGAAGCCTAGGGCCGCACCACGTATACAACGAGGAGCCAAACTTAAAGAGCCGGATTGGGAAGGCTGGGAAGAATGGACAGGTCAAGCACTACATAGACATCGTCGGTATGTACACTCTTGGTACTACGAGCATTTCAAGCCAGTAGACTTGTATGCTAACGTTCCTAAGTGGATGACTGACAATGAATATTCTAAAGACGATATTAAGGCTGTTAAAGCCGCACCCAATAATGCGTTAAGTGTTACAGCAGGCATTGTAGCACGAATGGATACCAACGGTGCACCTAGACTAAACAAGAAAGAAGCAGATCACTGGCTAAGTTTGCCGGGCACTAGTGGAGAACTAACTTGTGGTGTAGATAGATTCTTACGTAACTCTATTGCTAAATGTATTGAAATTGGTAAAACAGTAATAGCAGAGAAAAAAGAAGAACAAGAAGTAGAAACAAAGACTCTTGCAAAGCCAGTACTAACGATTCAAGATCGTATTCTGATGCAGGCTCATGTGGCATGCGAAGCTATTGATCTTTGGCTAGACGGATTTATTAATGATCCAGACGATTTTAAAATAGACAGTTTAGATATTAATGTACACTTTATTAAAGAGAAAGTGTCACAAGCACATGCTAGAAAAATTAAAGACATCTATAAAGCAGAAATAGATGAAGTAGTTGAATGGCACAATATGCCTACACCAGCAAAACTAAAGAAGATGGATGAGCAAGAAGCTGATATGTGGGCACAACTTAAAGAAGGTTACGATCATAGATCTAAGAAACAAATGGCGTTATTGCTCAAAGCATTAGAAAAGATAATGACATCATGTGACATGGTTATTGAAAGTGCAAAAGCAACACGTAGGCCACGTAAGGCTAAAGTGTACAGTGCTGAAAAATTAGTACAAAAGCTCAAGTTTAAGAAGCAAGATGATAAGTTCGGACTTGTTAGTATTAATCCTGCAGACATCATATACGCAAACGAGCTTTGGGTGTTCAATACTAAGACACGTAAAATAGGCAAGTATGTTGCTAAAGATCCTGATCCGCAAAAAATGCAACGACCAGGTAGCGGACTTCAAGTTAAAGGTACTACAATTATAGGATTCTTGGAAGAAGAAAGTATACAAAAGACTATGCGGAAGCCTGCAGAGCAACTTAAAGAGTTTAAAAATGCTGGTAAAGTAGCCTTACGTAAGTATATGGACGACATTAAGACTACAGACACAAAACTTAATGGTCGTATAAATGCGGAGACAGTGCTTCTGAAAGTTGTTTGATAAATACTTACATGAAGCAACTAGATCCCAATAAAGTCCGTATAGCTGTAGAAGGACTACCAATTTTAGCAGAAGTTGTTGATGCTTTATCAAGCATCGATAACACGCCTGATTTGTCTAAACTAGCACTTAATAGTCTTAGTGGAGATTTAATCCAAGGCGGCACAATATCAAAATTTAAAAGTACCGGCATCAAAGACGAGTCCAGCAGGCTAGTTGTTTTTATAAATGATGACGGAATAGTAACTGATACGTTAGACGTTGAAACACTTGTAGGCAATACTAATGTAGCAGGAGACTTACATGTAGACGGCGAAGTATATGCCAAGAAACTACATGTAGACGAAGTAACAGCAGACGTTCGCAATGAACGTTCAGGACCATTAGAGTTTAATGATAAAGATGGCAACATCTATAACAAAGGACTACTTTGGCTTGCAGAAGGCAAGACTACAAAGCAACTAGTATATAGACCTAATCCAGATAGACTTTGGAGTAGCGATTCTGTAGACCTACATGCTGATGCTGCATACTTTGTAAACGGTAACTATGTTATAGACAAAAGCTCATTAGGACCAGACGTTAAAACAAGTAGTTTAAAACAAGTCGGTGTACTTAATGATCTTAAAGTCAAAGGCAATCTAACACTTAGTCAACACCTATTTTGGAATGCAGATGCAGACCGCCTAGGGTTAGGAACTGAAGCACCAAATGGTGCAGTAGGTGTTATGGGCTTTGACTCAGAATTTATAATTGATGTTGACCAACCCGAGGTAAGAGTGGGCACGTATACTACACATGATTTGCATGTGATTACAGATGATACTTCACGTATTGTTGTATCGGCCAACGGCAAAGTAAACTTTGGCAACAAAGATACTAGTGATGCTAAAGTAAGTATACACGGCAAACTAGGTGTAGGAGTTAATCAAGTATCAGATGACGTTAGTCTTTCTGTTGCAGGTCCTATAAAATTTGAAAACAAAAAGTTTCAAACAGGTTCTGGAACACCTGTAGAAGGACAATATCGGAAGGGCGATATTGTGTGGAACGAAGATCCAAAACCGACTGGTTATGTTGGCTGGGTATGTACTAGAGAAGGTACACCGGGCGAATGGAAGCCTTTCGGACAAATATCTTCATAATTAACTAAAAGACCTTTACCAACCAATATGCGGGGGCTGATAATACGGTATGGATAACATTAAAAATCAACAAATTAAAAAACAAGTCGAAAGATGGGATCTGTTTGCACGGATAAGCCCTACGTTGTTCTTGTTGACAACATTATTTCTAACAATATTTGAGATAGTAAAAATCGAATATGCATTTTATGTAGGACTAATAGGCTTTGCGGTTACCGCTGTTACTTGGTGGTGGTGGGCAATTTTTACTATAAAATATCTAATAACTACACTTGCTCGAGCAAGTGCTAACTTAACTGACGTTGACCAAGAAGTCGCAGATGTTAGAGAAGACATAAGGAAACTAAAAAATGAGGGATAATACATTTAAAATAATAAAGGCGGCAACTAACGTAACTAGCGGATTAAGTATGGCGGCACTTATTGTCCTAGGGGTCATGTATGTAAGTTTCACTAATGCATTTGTGTTTAACAATTCTGGTATTTCTGTAACAAACAATCCAGTAACTGGTGATCAAATTAATTTTATTTTAGAAGGCAGTCGTGAGCATAAATGTGTGCTGACAAGAGTACACTCACATGCAATTAATAACGAAACCGGTGAGATATTTGATTTTGATTTTGATAAAAAAGTATATTTGAGGTCAGATGACTACCTTGGTAATGCAACAGGAGTTGTTGATCATCAATGGGGCATACCTAGACCAGAAAATATGCCAGCTGGCGTATATGAAGTAAGTTTATACAGTGAGTTTGATTGCGTATATCTGCTTTTTACAAAAGCTAAAGTCCAGATGTTTGATGATATCGTTCTTATTATAGAGTAAATACCTACATGTATGTATTTGGTAACGGTGAAAGTCGATCCGGAGTTGATATCTCTTCTTTGTATGGAACCAAAGTTGGTTGCAATGCAATTATGCGAGACTTTGATGTAGATCATCTTGTATGTGTAGACAAGCGAATGGTTGAAGAAGCATTAGAACACAAGATAAACACTAATACTAAAGTCTACACTAGATACGATTGGTTCCCAAGATACAAGAAATACAAAAACATAAGACAACTTCCTGAATTGCCCTACAAAGGTAATGAACGCTGGGACGAGCCGTTTCAATGGGGTAGTGGTCCATATGCTGTTCTTGTAGCCGCACAAAAGGCCAAAGATGAAACAGTTCATTTGATTGGCTTTGATATGTACAGTAACACACCAACTGTTAATAACGTTTATAAAGATTCTAAAAACTATGATAGAGCAGATAAACGTGCTGTAGATCCTCGTTACTGGATACATCAAATAGGTAAAGTGTTTGAGTCTTACCCTAAGAAGCAATTTGTAATATACAACATACACAGTAAATTACAAGAAACTTGGAATTATCCAAATGTTTCACTTGACACCTTAAACAATTTATAGTATAATAAGTATATTAACACAGAGGACTTTACTACGTCGACCCTCTTTAAATACTCCGCCGTTATCTTATAGGAGAGAATATGGCTTATTACAGCACTAAAACATACGGACACAACATCGGATTATCAGCGGTGTTCCGTCAACCTAAAGCAATGCATTCGCATTGTCATTTACTACACGGTTACAGTTTACAATTTAAATTTGTATTTGGGTGTAGTGACCTAGATGAAAAAAACTGGGCTGTTGACTTTGGAGGACTGAAACCTCTTAAGGCTTGGTTAGAAGATAGTTTTGATCATAAGACAGCAATTGATATTGCTGATCCTGAATTAGAAACTTTTAAAGCATTAGAAGAAAAAGGTCTAGCAGAGATTAGAACATTCGACGGCGTCGGTTGTGAAAAGTTTGCATACCATGCTTGGAAGTTTGCTGATCAACTTATTAGAGAAGTTAGTGATGGCCGTTGCTGGTGTGAATCAGCTGAGTGTGCAGAGCATGGCGCGAATAGTGCTATCTATACACCATACTCAGTACAAAAGACGTCACACGTAGATGGCTAAGGTAGACAAGAGTCAGTATACCAAAGAAGAATGGCTTGCAATAAAAGCAGAACGTAGAGAAGCAAAGTCTGCTAAACACGTAAGCCAGCTTCCACAAGACTATTATATTTTGTGTCTGAAACATGGCACAAAATATTCTAGTGATTATGTTAACAAACTGTATAACATGATCAAACGCAACTGTACCCTTGACTACAAATTTGCATGTTTAACTGATGATCCTATGGATCTTAATCCTGACATACAAATACTAAACTTACCTAAAGGATTACCTGGATGGTGGAACAAGCCATACATGTTTTCAAAAGACTTGCCTATCAAAGGCACAATACTATACTTGGACTTAGATGTTGTTATAAGCAGCAACGTTGATAAACTATTAACATGGCAACCTAATCATTGGTGTATAGTAAAAGACTACACAAGAGCAATGCGCCCCGGTTATAAAAAATACAACAGCTCTGTTGTTAAATTTAAAACAGGTGAACTTGACTTTGTTTGGGAAACATATAAGAAAGATCCAGTAAAGTATCAAAAGTTATTCTTTGGTGATCAAGATTATTTGTACGACATAACATATAAAACTAAAGCGGCAATGTTGTATCCGGATAGTTGGACACAAAGTTGGAAGTGGGAAGTAAGAGCTACTAAAGACTTTAAGCCAGGCGGCATTAGAGGACAGCGTGAATTTAAAGATATTGAATCCGTTGTACCAAGAATAGAATGTTGCGTATGTGTATTCCACGGCGATCCTAATCCAGAACATTGTCATGATCCGTGGGTGATAGAAAATTGGCAATAAAATATATATTTGACGTAGACGGAACACTAACTCCAAGTCGTAGTAAAATAGATTACGAGTTCAGAGCGTTCTTTAATACATTTTGTTTAGTAAACGATGTTTATCTTGTTACAGGCAGCGACAAGCCTAAGACAGTAGAGCAAATTACTGAACCAACATACAACTTAGCAAAACGTGTGTACAACTGTTCAGGCTGTGATGTCTGGGAAGGCAATACGCACATAAGAGCATCGCATTGGTTACTTCCTGAAGATGCACACGAATGGTTAAGTATTAAACTTACAGAAAGTCCTTTTACAATACGTGCAGGCTTACACTTTGAACATCGTCCAGGCATGGTAAATTATAGTGTAGTAGGCCGCAATGCTGATATGGAACAACGTGCAAGGTATGTAGCATATGATACATTTGAGGACGAACGGAACAAAATAGCAAAGTCGTTTAACAAATTGTTTCCTAATCTGGAAGCACGTCCGGGCGGTGAAACAGGTATTGATATTGCACCCAAAGGTTCAGATAAGAGTCAAATACTAATCGACTTTGATCCAAGTGACACAATACACTTCTTTGGTGATAGAATGGATGTTGACGGTAACGACTATCCCTTAAAGAAACAAATCATTGACAATGACTTAGGTATGTGCTATAATGTATACAACTACAAAGAAACTTGGAAACTACTCGATGTACAATCTTAAACGTATAGGCTTTGCATGTAAGTACATGCACCACGATCAAACACAGAAGAAAAAGATACTAGAAGAAATTCAGCGACCGCTAAATACTCGTAGCACAACAGTACAATGGCTCAATAGACAGACTGTTGATGTAGCCGAGCAACGCTTGTGGGACATTATGGTCCATAACATTGCCGCATACAAAAGGTTGATTGAATATGTGGGAAGTCTTCCTCCGCAACTTAGAATGGTCCGACTCGGTAGTGATGTACTTCCTGTTTATACCCAGCGTGATTGGTCTTATTATTGGCGTAAGACTGATGTGGTTGCGTACTGTGAGAAAGAGTTTGCAAAAGTCGGAGACACAGCAAGAGCCCTCGATGTTAGACTCTCGATGCACCCGGGCCAATTTACGGTCCTTGCTTCGGATAATCCAGAAATAGTAGAACGGAGTATAGAAGAATTTGAATATCACACCGATGTCATACGCTGGATGGGATACGGCAAGAAGTTCCAAGACTTTAAGTGCAATGTACACATCAGCGGTCGCCAAGGTCCAGCCGGTATCAAACATGCAGTCGACCACAGACTTTCTCCAGAAGCGAGAAACACGATCACGATCGAGAATGACGAAAACAAATGGGGTATCGAACACTCACTTGAGCTCGTCGACACATGCGCTCTCGTACTTGACATACACCACCACTGGTGCCGTGAGGGTGAATACATTAGGCCCACCGACTCTAGATTTGCTCGTGTAATAGATAGCTGGCGTGGCGAACGACCTGTGATACATTATTCATACAGTCGCAACGAACATTTGCCCGAAGGCTTTGATCATGTATTAAAACCCGAAATGCCACAACTACTAGCAAACGGTTATAAGAAAGCAAAACTACGAGCGCACAGTGATTACTATCCTAACAAGAGTTGTAATGAGTGGGCATTGAGCTTCTTAGACTATGCAGATATCATGTGCGAAAGCAAGTGCAAGAACCTTGCTAGTATCGACTTATATAAATACAAAGAGGAGTTAACACATGGTGAATTATTTAAACACAATGTACAGCAACAAGAGCCAGAGCTCGAAAGCGTCTAAAAAAGAATCAACAAAAAATCCTAACCGCGTAGCGGGTGGACTTAAAGGTCAAGGTGTTGATCATTTTGTAATGGTATCAGAAGACGGCTCTGAACAGCAAGTACCTAGTCAACGCTATGTGAATAGTCTAGAAGAACAGATAAGAAAACAGCGAGGCGCAATTAACGTTTTAGAACGTAAACTGGCTCGCTGTGAATCTTCTATTGAAAGACTAAATTCCTTAAACTCTACTTCTTAGATAGTTTAAGAACTTCGTCTACTAAATCAGCTTTTTTCTTTCTTTTATCAATATCAACCTTGAAATTCTCTTTAGCAAATGCTTCGAGTTTATCTTTGGTTAATTTTGATAAGTCTGCTTTCTTAACAGTCGCTTTCTTAGCTGCAGGTTTCGCCGCAGGCTTTTTGGCTTGTGTTGTCTTAACAGGTTCAGGCTTTGCAATAGGTGTTTCTACTACTGGCTCTGCAGATGAAAAAAGATTTCGTAACCAACTAAACATAGTTTATTCTCCATATTAATAAATTAACTCTATTATTTACATAAATATGTTAACAAGGAGACTAATTATGGTAGAGAAATTAGAATTAAAAAAGATCGATGGGCTTAGAATTGATAAGAAACCTTTCCAACCTATCAACCTTAAGAAGGACGACAAATTACCTGAAAGTAAGAAGTCTATGAAAACAACAGAAAATGTTAAAGCTGGAGGATATAGATACTAATGAAAAACTGGATTATAAAAAGATTAAGTGAAAGAACAACACTCGATGGCGCTGTACTAATTGGTGCAGGCATTGCATTTTTAATTTTTAAACCAATTGCAAGTTTAGTAGCATACGGTGCAATAGCATACGGTGCATGGACTATTTGGAAAAAAGAAGACTAATAAGATATGGCCAGAGAATATACATTAACTGTAGAAACATCTGATAACACTAGAGAAATATCTGAAGGTGTTACTAAAGAACTACACAACGCTACTATCACTAAAGTTGAAACAGGCCAAATTATTCAAATTATTGATGTTGTAAGCACATACGACAGAGATGATTGGTGTAAAACTGTATTTGAACATGCAAAAGAAGGACTAGATCATGAAGACGGTCCTAGCTGTTGCTATGTTAATGCAAGCTACATAGCCTAAAGTTTATTAATAGGGAGATCAGAACTAGCACTCATGTTCCAAACTTGTTTGCGTTCTACTCCCTTTTTTTGTGCAAATTTCTTTGCATCACAATTTTTACATACATGAAAATAATTATTGTTTAACCGTTTAGGCTCCATCTTACCTCTTGGACGATTAAACTCAACATCGCAACTATCACAACGAAGCAATACGTATGTTTTACTACGTGTGTAAGAATGTGAGAAACCTAGCTTAGAGAGCCTCTCGTGCCTGGTTTGAACTACAAATTCCTTTATAAACATAAGTATATTTATTACATTAGGATTATAAAACGATTCGATAAATATATTAAACAGGAGTTATGGATGTTCGTATTAAGTCTCACAGAGAGTGCCAAAAGCAAAGTAAATGAATTATGTAATGTAGAGCCAAAGAAGTTTGCTGTACATTTAGGGCTTAAAGGCGGTGGATGTGCTGGTTTTGAATACGAATGGGATATGGTTGAGAAAGAAGGCGTTGAGGAACACGACGAAGTAATAGATACAGGTGAAGGCAACTTAGTAGTAAGCGCACACAGTTTAATGTATTTGTTCGGTAGTGAAATTGACTATTCAAGAGACGTATTCCAAACTCAATTTGTTATCAATAATCCTAATGCACAATCAGCATGCGGCTGCGGCGTAAGTGTAAATTTTAATGATAACATAGAAGACAATATACAAATTTTGGAGCTAAAATAAGATGGCAAGACAACAAGTAGATATCGGTATTGAAGGAAATGACGGAACCGGTGATAGTATTAGAGAGTCGTTTCGTAAGGTAAACGAAAACTTTCAAGAGATATATGCGGTAGTAGGTAAAGGCGGTCAAATTACCTTTACGTTACTTGCTGATACACCAGATAGCTTAACACCATTTAAAGGTGACGGTGTCGATGCTTACCTTCCAATAGTAAAACAAGACGGTACTGGGATTGAAGTAAGAAAACTAGGTTCAAACAGTGATGAAAATCCTGCAGAGATTGACACAATTAGTGTAAGTGTTTCAGAAGCTGGTAAAATAATTTTAAAACTAAATGCTGTTTCAGTACAATCAGATCCAAAGCCTGTACTTGGCGGACCATTAAATGCAGCTGGCGTTGCTATTGCTAACGTAGGCACAAGTACAACAGATGCTAATAACTTTAACAATGTACATGGTACTTCGTTTACTACTGATGATCTTGTAATTGATAAAAAGTTTGCAGATAGAAATTACATACTTAGACAAGACCCAGGCGATACAATCAACGTTCCAGCTGAACCAACTGATGCTATTGCTTATACAAAAAATATTGATGCTGTACAAGACATTGTAGGCGCACAAGGTGTTGTACTTGTTCCTGCACACGGTTTGTCACGAGGTTCAGATGGATCAGCATTTATTTTTAATACTGCAGGAACTGGGCTTAATTGGTCAAGACAAGATCCTTCAACAGGCAACACTATTTCAAGTATAGATGTTGATGACAATAACTTGCCTATTTACACACCTATACAAAATGGTGATACTGTTTATATAGGTGTATTAGATTCTAATAACCTAGGATTTTTTGTAAATAAAAATGATGCACTACTAGAAGACTTAACAGACAGAAACAGTAGACGTTATAACTTAACAACTACAGACTCTGCTGCATTATCAATTACTGATGCAGCTTATGATATAGACATTGAAGGCTTTTTCCTAAGTCACCAAGTACTACCACGTGATGCTATCACACGTAGACAAGGTGATACAATGGAAGGTCCACTTACATTACACGATCATCCAGGCGATCTTGCAGGCGCAGGTACTCCACAAGGATTAACAGATTTACAAGCGGTAACAAAATTATATGTTGACAGTCAGTCAACAGAATCAAGTGCTAATATATTTGTTAGTGTTGTTGGTAATGATGATCAAAGTGTAGCACCTCCAGGCAAAGAAGGTAGTTCATTAGCATACTCATATAGAACAATTGGTGCGGCGGCACGTAAAGCAGAACAAATACAAATTGCATCGCCGTTTGAACCAGGTCCGTATATGCAGGATATATTTACTTCACGTCAAGTTACTGAAGGTCAACCGCCTGTTGTAGAACTTTCACAAGTTACACAAACAGGATTTGCTGTAGGTTCTGGATTAGGAAGTAGAGCAAATACTAAAACACTAGTAGAGTCAAACTTAAATTATATTATTGCTGAAGTTCAAGCATGGAAAGATGCACAAATTACAGCTAAAGCAACTACAACAGTAGGTTCTACTAATGTTACATGGACAAATAGAGTTGTTAACAATAGAGCATTAGAATTAGACTTGCGTAACGGTATAAAAGCAGCATTACTAGATCATGTTGCAGGAACACTTGCACAAAACTTATCAGTTAGAGTTGGTGTTGAATTTTATAACGACGAGTATGGTAGATCACAAAACGGCTTATTAAAAGACGTATACGCACACTTGATAGAACGAGCAAGAACTGTAACAGCAAGTGTTGTTGTTAATACTCCGTTTAGCTCTTTACAAACAATCTATACACAAGATATAATTACATACGGTGCTAACCAACCAGATAGTGACGATGCAGGTAGTGTTACAGCAAACTTAGCTGTTCAGCGTGATATTGTTACTGACGGTGTATTTACAGCTCCAACAGAAAGAACTGGTAGTAGATACGAGTTATTTTTTAGTAACTCAGTAAACGGTATAACACAGGGCAAAGTTGATCAAGGTGATCCTGCTAACAGAGACCTTAGAGTTGGTAAGGTTATTAGAGGTAAAACAAGTGGCGCCATTGGTAAAATTATTAGATACTTCCCAGGCGATGACAATGTTAATAATCCTGGTTCGACAAATGACTTAGGCGAACTACAACTTCTTTCAGCACAAGAGTTTACTATTGGTGAACAACTTGAAATGGGTAATATTGTTAATAACAGACAAATTACTGTTAAAATTGAAACAGGTCAATATTTTGAAGACTATCCTATTAAAGTACCTGCTAACGTTTCGTTAGTTGGTGACGAATTTAGACGAGTTATTATTAGACCAAAACCTCAAGTATCACAATCACCGTGGGCTACTTCATATTTTTATAGAGATAAAGAATTTGACGGACTTACCGGTGGAAACGATAGTATTACTGGTGTAGCAGATCCTAACTTACCAACAGAAGGTGAAGCATACGTTAATCCATTGTCTGGTGAAACAGACGGCTTCTTTGGAAGACATTATCTTTACAATCCATCAATACCCAAGAATGTTGACAACGGTGGTAATTTAACTATTACTAACCCGGGTAATTATATTGATGCAGCTATTTTAATTGAAAAGAACAAACAGTTTATTATTGAAGAAAATATAGCATACATAACTTATGCTGAAAATGCTAACCTAACTGGTTATGATAGTTTAGATTGGAATACTAGCGCACAAGATAGATATAGAAGAACAATTGGCAGTTTAATAGATGCTATTGCTACAGACTTGCGTGAAGGCAAGAGCATTAACGTATTACATGCACAAGGATCAATATTCTTTGACGGACTAAACTTTCCAAACGAAGCAACACCAAGATTCCAAAGTATATCTGCAGCAGCAGACGTAATACAAAATGTTGTTATAAACTCAGTGTATGACAATTCACTATACACAGCATTTAAAGGTGCTAATCATCCTACTCAGTATATTAATGCTAACCTTACAGGTGGTACAACTGTAGCAGGAAACGGTAACCTACTTTATGATATGTTTGAATTGGTTAAATGGGGTAACGATAGTGATCCAAACGATGATTGGAACCCTGCAAAACGTTCAAATCAACTAGATGCATTCTTAATGAATGATGCTACTATCTTACGTAATATGACCGTACAAGGACACGGCGGCTTTATGTGTGTGCTTGACCCAACAGGGCAAATACTTACTAAGTCACCATACATACAAACAGGTTCAAGTTTTTCACAATCGCTAAACAGACAAGCGTTTAGAGGCGGTATGTTAGTCGATGCATTCTGTGCTAACACTCCAGTTAAGGTAACTTCTGTAGAAGGCAACGGTTATGAATTGTTAATTACAGCAGACCCAGGAAGCGGTTTATCAATTAGAAAGCCGCAAACTCCAGCACCATTTTATATTAATGGTATTAGATATCAAGTAAACGATGTTACAGATTATAATGACGGTGGATTACTTGCACCAACTGCAAGATTAATTCTTGACTCGACATCAGGTCCAGTAAGTGACGTTGATGCAACTGTAAATGTAGGTTGGGACACTATTGAATTACCAATACCGGCTGGCGGCTTCAGTGTTACATTACAAACAGCTGGTAACAGATCACAACTAGGTAATGACTTTACACAAGTTAATGACTTAGGCTATGGTCTTGTTACTATTAACGGCGGCTTGTCAGAGATGGTTAGTATGTTTACATACTACTGTCACACAGCATACTATGCAGGCAATGGTGGTCAAATTAGATCATTAAACGGCTCAAATGCAAACGGTGTTTACGGTCTTGTTGCTGAAGGTAGTGATCCTAATGAAGTACCAGATGATGTTGTACTAAAAGACGACATGACGCAAAGTGCTAAGACATTCTCAGCAGTAACTGTGATAGAGTTAGATCAAAACGTAACTGTAGCAGCAGGTGCCGCTATTGCAAACGCAAGTTCAACACCAAGTGCTAGTGGTGTATCAGTATTTGCATCAGTAGGTAAAAAGATTTACCTTAGCGGAACTTCAGGTAGTTGGTCAAACGGCATGAGTGTATTTGTAAACACAGTTGATAGTGGCGCAGATGTTGAAGAAGTTGACACAACAGGTTATACTAACCTTGATGAACAATTAAGTCTACATGTTTATGACTTAGAACATATTCCAAGTAACAAAGGCGAACTTGATTACTATCACGATGATGGCAGCACACCTCTTAATAGAATTGCACGTTATGAACTAGCAAACATTCAAAAAATGAATGGTATTCTTGTTGACGGGTATTCAATCGACAACACAGAATACACATACAATCCGACAGCAAGAACTACTAATGTTAACGGCATTATCGGTAACAATGAATTAGAACCAGTAAGCGAATCAACTCAAGCAAAAATTGTTATTTCTAAAGCAAATAAAAATGGCGGCATATACAGTGTAGACATATTTGGTACAGAGAGTGGAGATCATTATAAAATTGGTGATACATTTACTGTAGTAGGTACACAGTTAGGAGGTACTAGTACGGCTAATGACGCAACTGTAACAGTTACTGAGATTAATAGAAGTACAATAAATGTAGATAATGGTTTACAGACTGGTAGTATTCGAAGAATGTCAATAACTGGTTCAATCAACAGTATTGCAGGATACACTCCGGATAGAGATGGCCAAGTATATAAATTAAACTTTAGCACATCAAGTGACTCATTTGATAATGACGGATTACTTGATGAGATTCCAATCAACAAACCAGTTGATATTAGAAACAATGCAACACACTTATTTAGAGATATTGAAAGTGTTGGTAGTTTAACAATCCGTCCAAGTACGGCTGTAAACTTTGATGACGATCCAATTGATACTTATAGATCAATAAGTTTTGGTGTTAATAATAGTGCTGGTAATATATTAGAAGATGACGAATCCCTTACAGGATTTGATGCTGGATATGACTTTGTAGGATTGTTAGTAGAAGATAGTTATGTAGCAACAACCGGTGCAACGCTTAGTGTTGCATCTAGTTCAACTACACTAGGTAACACACAAGGCGATACTACTATCGCTATTAACTTATTAACAGAATCTAAAGATATCTTTAGAATAAACAATAACTTTGACACTGATGCACAGTATCAAAATATACCAGCTGATGACACTGGGCGCGATTATACTATTAACTATGAATTACCTAAAGTAATATCATGGAGAGGTAAGAAGCACATTGTATACAACTATAGAGAAGTCAAAATTGAAAGTGGAGTACATAATGTACAATCAGTTTTTAACGAATCAAATACATATGCTGTAGTTGATATTAAAGAAGTTAGTGAAACAAGTCTAACACTTAATGAGAAGGCAAGTTGGTTAAGACAAAACTTCTTTAACCTAGCTGAAAGGCAAGTAATTGTTAGACAAGTAGGTAACACAAGTGCAACTGGTAAAGTTAAAGTTAAACAAACTAATGAACAAATTTTAGACTTATATGATTGGTCAGGTGTAGCATTTAACACAACAGGCGCACTAGAAATTAGTATAGATGCAGGCGGGTCATATACAACTATGACAGACCTTGCTACAGGACTTATTAATATAGTACCAACGGTTGTTGAAGTTAAAGAAACAAACATAACAGCGGTTGCTTCAGGACTTTCACAACCTGTAACACAAGGCTTTGGCGCTGGTATTTTACTACGTGCTGGTCTACAAGATGGTGCACCTGCAAAGATTACAATTCAAATTAGTACATGTAGAGCAACAGGACATGACTTCTTAGATATTGGTACAGGGTCATTTAACCAAACAAACTATCCAAATGTTATCTTAGGCTTCCCAGCTAGAGAAGCAACTCAAACAAACGAAATAAATGAACGTAACAAAGGTAGAGTGTTCTTTGTAAGTACAGACCAAGATGGTTTCTTCCGTGTAGGTAGATTCTTTACAGTTGACCAAGGTACTGGTACAGTTACATTTGCGGCAAGTATTGCACTTTCAGATGTTGACGGTATTGGATTTAAACGTGGTGTTGTTGTTACTGAGTTCTCAACAGACAGTGCAATGAGTGATAATGCTAATGACTCAGTTCCAGTTGAAAGTGCTGTCAGAGGGTATGTAAGTAGACGTTTAGGTTACGATCAACAAGGTAATGCTGTAACTAATCCATTAGGACCAAGTGTACTACAGCAAAACGGTAGTGTTCCACTAACAGGTGATCTACAAGCAAACCAAAACACAATACTTGGTATTGCTCCAGTAGACCTTGCACTTACAGCAGGTACAACCGCTGTAAACAAAGACTATGTAGACAGTAGATCAGAAGGTGTTAAAAAATTCAAGACACTTAGAGATGTAGAAATAAGCACAGGTGATGCTAATCAAGTATTAGGCTTAACCGGAACATATTCTATATACTTAGACAGTAACAGTATTGGTTCACCAAACGGATTTACAATAGGTAAACTATTAACTAACAGCGCAGGCACAACTAACTTTGGTACTATTACAGGTACATATGATTTTTATGATAACGGCTTAGGTGACGTTACTGTAATCTACTTTACTAAGGGTCCAGACATTGCTACGTTAACTGAATTTAACTTAAACTTCTCAGGTAGTACACTAGAAGGCTTAAAATCTGCAGCACCGGATGTGTACGCAAGACCAGATGGCGGCGGCGCTGTTGACGGTAATGCAAAATATATTAATGGGCCATTCCAAGAAATTATTAACATTGGTGAAGAACCATTTAACACAGGTACACCTGTAAGTGATATTGCATTTACAACAAGACGTTTAATTAATGATGATGATGCAGGAAATGCAGACCCAGATAGACCAACAGCATACTTTGATATGCAGATCAACGATGAAGTAATTATTAACCAAGATGTAAATCCAACAGCAGCTATTGTACAAAGCAAGTTAAACATGCAAGAAGCTGATACTTTTGTGACAGCACAAACTAGTTTAATTACTATTCCGGCAACGGAAGTTGTACTAGGCGAAACATATACTATTGTTGTACAAGGCAGTACAAACTTTGAAACTGCATTTGGTGCAAGTGCTAGTACAGCAGGCACAGTGTTTACAGCAAACGCAAGCCTTCCAAACGTTACTGGTGGCGGTACTGTTAAAAGATCACAAAGCAACATTGTTGTTAAAGATCTAGTAGACGATAATAGTTATGCAACTAACCAAGCAAAACTAGGTTTATCAGCATTTGACGGTGCTAACTTTAAAGTTACTAGAGGACACGTTGAACTCAAAGACAACGGTATACCTAAATCAAAACTAGAGCAAATTGCTGCAGACACTGTACTAGGTAACTCAACAAGTGCAGAAGCAAACGTTGCAGAAGTTGCATTTACTACAGTAGTTGACGAAGGTCAAGGCATACAACACACTGACTTTGCAACAACACAAGCAACTGGTGTGTTGACTAGAACACTTGAGACAGTAGGATCTGAAACATATCTAGTAGTTAACGACACAACAACTGGTGAAGTAAATGCATTTGTAAAAACAACGGCTGCTGGTATTATTGATGCTCAAGGATTTGCACTTAACAACAATACTGTACTAACACAAATTGGCACTGGTTCAACCGGCATACTTACACTTCAATCAATACAGGGCGGCAAGAGTATACAAGCATCAGGTGGTGATGCAACTACTGCAGCATACACAACTGTATTTGGTAACTTAAATATTGGTGATCTTAAAGATCCAGACGGTACTGATGTAGGCACTGATCCAGATATATTTGATAGAAGCACATTACATGCGGCTGCTGACACAGCATTTGATACAGCTCAAGTCAACCCTGCTGGCACAACAGTAACACCGTTTGTAGCATCACAATGGACTTATACTAACTTCATTGAAGCACAAAACGAAAAAGGTGATACATCAGCAGGTATTGCGATAGGTGCATACAGTGGTAAAGCAGTCGCTGGTGATGTTGCTATTATTGTATCAAACGGCACTACGCAAAAAGCTATAACTTTTGGTATGCGAGATACTACAGGCAACAGTACTGTTGATACACTTGCAATTACACCAGAAGACGACAACAGTGTTAATTTAGGTGATGCAAACTTAAAATTCAAAAATGGTTACTTTAAAGATGTTGTCATTGATACAAGTTTAACTGTAGGTGGCGTTATTATTGATAGCAATGATATTACGAGTATTACTACTGATACTAATTTAACACTAAGTGCAAACGGAACAGGTAAAGTTTATGTAAACGATGATATTGAATGGACCGGAACGGCAACAGGTGATATTACCGGTAATGCTGGATCAGTTACTAATGGAGTTTACACAACAGGCAATCAAAGTATTGCTGGATTAAAAACATTTACTGGTGGCGTAACTATAGAAACTACTGATACACTTACAGTAAGAACTATATCAACAGGAGCCGCAGCAACAACAGGTACTATTACAGGTGACTGGAGTTTGTCAAGTGGTTCTAAACTACAATCAACCTACGCTGACTTGGCTGAGATGTATTCAGCAGACACAGAGTATGAAGTTGGTACTGTATTAGTATTTGGTGGTGACAGTGAAGTTACTACAACAAACATACACCTTGATCATAGAGTTGCTGGTGTTGTAAGTGCTGAGCCAGCGTTTGTTATGAACCAAGATTGTCCAGGCATTGCAACATGTATTGCACTACAAGGGCGTGTACCTTGTAAGGTAATTGGTAAAGTAGCAAAAGGCGACTTACTTGTATCAAGTGGGTTAAGAGGATATGCTGTTGTTAATAACACGCCAACTGTTGGTACTGTTATTGGTAAGGCTGTAGGCACCAAAGACGATGCTGGAGAAGGCATTGTTGAAGTAGTAGTAGGAAGAACATAATGGCAAAACGTCCACAAGGAAAAAGTGTCACAAACGAAAATGGAAGACGGTTAACAGTTATCGCCAATCGTGGTCCAAGGTTACAAGTAAAGATCAAAGGAGATCCTAAAGACACTATTGATCAATCACTTAAAAATATTAGGCGATAAATATAGTAAATAGGATAAGAAACAATGGCCAATAGATTTCCACTAGTAGTAGATACAACAGCAGGTAACCAGTTTAGAGAATTACCGGATGGTGATAATCTACTACTGACAAACAGTAGCATTGTAAATGCTCTTGATATAACAGCATTAGGAACAGTTACAGCATCGCAATTAGTTGTAGATGGGACTGTGTTTAGAAACGATTACACTGACTTACAAAACAAGCCAGTAATTCCTACATCAATACTACAACTAGGTATAGGTGACGGTGCAACTGGTCAGTTCTTAACAACCAACGGAACAGGTACAATTAGTTTTCAAAACTTGCCTGTCCAGACACCAACGTTAGGCGGAGCATTATCAGGTACAACAGCTGCAGCATTAATTAATGCAAACACAATAGGCATTAGTCAATTAGATGTTGATGATGGTACAATTGGTCAGGTACTTGCAACAGACGGTTCGGGTAACTTACAGTTCCTTACTATCTCCGGTGGAGGCGGTGGTGGTGGTGCAAGTAACTTTGTTGACTTAGGTGGACAAATTGCACTTAGTCAAATTGATGATGACTTTATTACTCCTGAAAAACTTAACGACAATAGCCAAACACCAACAGCAGGACAATACTTAACAGTAAGTGCTGGCGGTGATTTTGAATACTTAGATTTACCTATAACAAATCCACAATGGGATGATGTACAAAACAAACCAACAATACCTGCAACACTAACAGACTTAGGCATTACTGATGGCGATGCTGGCGATCTTCTTAAAACAGACGGCGCTGGAAACTTTAGTTTTACAACATTTGATAGTATTGAAAATATAGAGTTTAGTGGAACAACAATTAGAACTGTACAAGACAATAGTAATATTGCACTTGATCCAAAAGGCAACGGCTACGTTAATATTGTAGGCACAAACGCTGTAGTGCTTCCGGCAGGAACAACAGCTGAACGTTCGCCCAATGTAGCTGGTGCAATGCGCCTAAACAGTACACTAGGTATTTTTGAAGGATATGATGGAAATAACTGGAACGGACTAGGTGGCGTAAGATCAGTAGATGGACTAACATATGTTAGTGCAGAAACTACTCCTGGTGCTAGTGACGATACAATTACATTTGTTACTAATGACCAAACAAGTGCAACGCTTACAGAAACTAAATTAGAATTAAATCAAGCTGTTGGTTTAAAAATTAAGAGTACACAAACTGCATTAGACTTTGAAACAGGTGCATTAAGTGTTGATGGTGGCGTTAGTATTAAAGGCAACTTGATTGTCAGTGGTGCAATATCAGTTAACGAAGAATTTAATACAAGTGTAAAGTTTGACGGTACTACATTAACAGATACTTCAACTAATCAAATTACTGTTAATCCAGCAGACATTGACTTTTTAGCAACGTCAATGAAACTAAGAATATTTGGTGCTAGTTCAGATAATATCGATCAAGACCAAAGTAACTTGGGTGTACAAGTAAGTAGGGTTGGATTTGCTACACCAGATGCAAGTGGCAACGAAGTAACATTTAGTTATCGTGTTGCACAAATGGATCAAATCTCAGGTAAAATAAGTGCTGTAACAAGTGCTGTAGATGTTACTATTGAACCAGACGAAATAACAGATTTTAACAACAATAAAAATATTCAAGTTGTTGTAAGTAGAGTCTCTTCATCACACAACATACTAGTTTATAGAAAAGTAGGTGCTGAAGTTGATTATACACTACATACAGTATTAGGACCAAAAGAATTAGGCAATGCATTAAGTAATATTGTTTATACTGACTATTATGACTTTGCTGTAACACCGTGGAGTAAAAAATCAGTACAAGGTATGTACACAGCAACTAGCGGACTAGTACATGTTCCACTTGTTGCACCAGGTACTCCAAAACTAGGATTTATAGATACATCAATAACAAATATAAACACAGATACAAATGTGATTACTACAGCAACTAGTTACTTTGCAGATCAATCAACTGTTGAAGTAGTTGTTGACGATACTATTGCTGTACAAACAGCAATTGATGCAGCTAAATCACAGAATAGAAATAGTTTATCATTAGAAAATAGAACATACTTTATACAACGATTAGAAATACCAGATGGGTTTACACTTAAAGGTAGCGGTGATCAAACAAGAATAATAAAACAATACTGGTCAACAGATACATCAACTGGTGATAATAACTTTATAAGACCAAAGCCTGGTTATGCATCATATAGTAACATTACTATTAGAGATTTACGTATAGACGGTAATGCACAGAACCAATACTTAACAACAGACACAACAACACTATATTTGAACTATGCTGTTTACCTTTATGGTAATGATATACTATTTGAAAACGTAGAGTTAGATAATGTTATTGGCGGCGGCATATATGCATACGATGCATCAATTACACAAAACTTAACAATTCTAAACAGTGAAATAACAGGTGGTGGATTAACTTATAGTTATGATTGGAATCCATTATATGCAGACGAGTGCAGAACTATTAAAATTGCACACAACACATTTAGAGATTATCCTGGGCCAGTAAGTATTAGTGCTGTACAAAAGGGTATTGTATCACCTAACATTGTTGATAACTGTGGCGAAGGCATATTTGCTTACGGTGCAACAAAGATTGTACTTTCACCAAACGTATTACTAGGACCAGCTGGTGAGTTTATTGCTAATCCAGATGTATTGAATTCAGAATTTGATAGTGTAAATATAAACATAGAAAGCGGAATTGATTTTAATAGTCCTCAATTTGTGTATCAAGAAAATGGCGACTTTTTTGACTTTACAGCAAATCAAGGACAGTTAACAGGAATAATAAACGAGTTGACAAAAACAAACAATGTTGAAGAACTTTCAACAGATTACAGCGAAACACTTGGTGGTGATGATTACATAGCATTTACCAACGATGGTGATGTAAATGGGGCTTTTGCATTCCGTATTGTAGCATCAAGGGTTAGTGACTTACTTAGTAGAGCAAGTTATACACAACTAGTTGCAAATAATGCTAACTCACAAGGATTAGTATATAGAATTGTTGCAACAGAATATGTACCACAGAAAACTATTAATGGAAATGGGAATCAGATAGCAGGTAGTCATTACGAAGTTCCTGTAACTGATACGGCTGGACTAAACTTAGAAGATATAGTAAGATTAGTTGGCCATAATACAACTCCTCCAACGGGAGGAATCAATGGAACGATAAAAACAATAAATACGATAAGCAATACTATTGGTATTGATTTGGGTGATGGGTTTGGTGATATTACTGTAATAGGTAACGCTGGACAAGTAGCATTACAAAACAATTTCGTAGTAGCCAAAGGGAAAATTAACTAATGTCAAGTTTAAACAATATTAACAACAATGCTTCGGTCGTAAACGTAGGTAGAACTACTCCAGTTACACCCGGCGCACAACCGGCTGCAAACAGTATTCCTGTTGTAGTTGCTACAGACCAAACAGCGATACCAGTCGTTGAGCAAAATAAGATACAATCAGAAGTTGCACTTTCACTACTAGGTATACCTAGATCAGAAGTTGCACTAGGTATATTTGCTGACGTTAACACATACGATGTTAACCCAAGTGAGTGGTCTAGTGTACCAGCAGATTATTCGGAAGTAGGCAATGCAGATACACAGTATACAGGAGTAGGCGGCGCCCAAGCATGGGGTATTTTACACTTACCTGAAGAGTCGGGTGCTAAAGTTACAGCACCAGCAGATGAAACAGCGATATTAACAAGTAAAAGATTTTTTAGATATCAACCAGGACGTGTTTCAGCAGCTACGTTTGGTATTAAGAGTTCGTTTGCATCTGGCAACGTAGTAGGTGCAGGACAAAGAGAACCAACAAGAAACCCAGACGTTAAAAAGTATGGTATCTTTGATAAGTTTGACGGATACTATTGGGAAACAAGAGACACTGGACAAGGCGATCAGTTTGCTGTTGTAAGACGTACACAATCTATTATCAGAAAGAACCCTTTGCAATTTGGTAATAGTTCAGGACAACAATTAGAAGATCACGCACTAGGCGGCAAGGCCCCTGGTACAGCTGAAAGTACGTATAATGCTTACCCAACAGCAACAAAGTACTTAACAGAAAACAAATTTGACATTATTGATAAAAGTGTAATTAGTAACACGGCTGTAAAATGCCAAAGAGATTTAGGTTACTTCTTAGATGCTATTGGTACAGACATTACACTAGTAACAAACTACGGTTCAACATTCCAAGGTTTAGCAGAATCTAATTCAAACGAATATCCATTACCAGCAAGTGTTACTACAGCAATTGACAATTCACAAACACAAGTTAAAGCACTAGCAGGTGTAGATCCTACAGCAGATGCTGCTGTAGATACATGGTACAATAATTTAAGAGCTGTTTCAGTAGATGCAGGCACAAGAGTTAACTATGCAAGTTCTACACAACAAGAACAAATTGCATTTTTAAAAGCTGTTACATTTACTGATCCAACAGCAGGCGGCACAGCAAGTAGAGTTGCTGTTAAAGACCAACTAGTTGCAAACAGAGATTTTATTGCGGCAGAGATTAATGCATGGGTAGCAGATCAATATCCAAGTGCAAGTCACAATGTATTCAAATGTACACGTGATGTATTGTTTGTTTTAAATGCTATATCATATGATTTATTATATGGCGGCAACAGTGCTATATATGATTCAGCTAAGTTTTTCTTTTATGATGGATTTAGTAAGAGTGATCAAACAGCAAATTATATTACACAAACAGTAGCGGCATATGGCCACTTAGCTACTATACTTGATGACATTGTTAAAAATGTAACTATTACTAAAACAACAGGAAACAGCGAAACACAAAGTACAGGCAACGGCGTTGCTAGTAATGCAGACTCAGACATAGTTGTTGCGTCTGCAACAATCATTAGAGATGTTATCAACGAAGGCGACATACTATTAAGTTTACCAGTTACAAGAACAGTACCTGATACTTCATGGGGTGCAGCTTCAATGACAGCAGCTCAAACAGCAATTATAGCAGGCAAAGATGCTATTGTAGTTTCAGTAGCACCTGTAACATTTACAGGCGATGATCTAAAATGTAAGAGAGATTTAGAATTTGCACTAGATGCTTATATTAACGATTTACGTTGGGGCGGCAATGGCCACATTATAGCAAATGGAGCAACTTACGATACAGGATTATTAGCAGATGCAGAGCGTGAGGGCGAAACACACTATTTCTTTAGAAACAAGATACGTGATATACTAGCAGGAATAAATGAGCTAGGTGCAAGAACTAAAATTGGTGACCTTGCTAAGTATCAAATACAAGCGGTAACAGCAAACGGCTCAGGTGCATACCCTGCACAACTAGGACCAGACGGTACTACTGGTGCAATTACTAATGCACAGATTGCGGCTGCTACATACGGACAGCGTAGCAAGATAGAAACTATATTTGCTGTGTATGCATTATACTACGGTTACTTAGTAAGTCAAAGTTTAAGTTACGATGCTGTTACGGACTTACCAGAAGGCGCAACACAAGCAGACTTTGAAGAAGTACTTAAATTCAAATGTGTTAGAGACGTTAAGTATGTAATGAACGGCTATGGCAGTGATGTACAGTTTGGCGGTAATGCGGCAACTGTATACAATGCGGCAAAATACTATAGTGACGGCGCATTAAAAGTTTACTCACAAACAAGCGGCGGTGTTGTTGCAGAAGTTAATAGACACGTATTCTTAAAAGACTTATTAACATCAACTGGAACTGTAGCTGTTACAAGAACAGATGGAAGTGCTGTTAACTTACCAAGTATGGCAACTAGATTTGCGCTTACAACAGCACAAACTGACAAACTTAATACACTAGGTAATCTTATTGTAAACAACTTTACAACAGAATATATCGGTGCTGTTGATTATGGAACAGCAGGACAGTTTGGTGATTTGGTAATATTACGTGATGGACTAATTATGGTACACGCAGCTGTATATGATCCAACATTACTTAAAAAGCGTATTAAAACACCAGCACAAATTGACACAGCAAATGATACCTTTACTTTAGCAGAAGGAAGTGTTACAATAGGACAGTACGTAAACTATTACGGTGATTGTCCAGAACTAACTGACGGCAAAACTTATTGGGTATCAAATGTAAGCGGGCCTAAAGGAAACGTAATAGAACTTATGGATCCTGCGGTTGCTGACTTTGACCAGTTTGATGTATCAGCAAGTAATAATATTGCAATTACATTAACTGGTGCAGGCACAAGTCACTTTATTGAAACACCAGTACCGTTTATACATCCGACAGAATATAATAAGTCGTTTGGACTTGCTGGAGTTGAAGAAAGATACGATGGCATGTTCCCATACTTGTATAGCTCATCAGGTGTGTTGCCAGCAGAGTCTTCAGATGTAGTAATTGGGTACATTGATACAGCAATTGACACAAGTGTTGATGCAGCATCATTAAGAACACAGATAGATGACTTAAACTTCAAATATAAAACATGGACCAGAGATCATGTTGATCCAACATACTACAGTGTATATGAATATAGAGTTGGTAGAACTAGATTCTCAGGAGATAGTTTAGACGGAACAACACGTAATAGTGTATACAGTGATAACGTACTAGATAAAAAAGCAGGCGAGCTGTTCTTAGGAACAGGTGTTTCTGCAAAAGAACAAACAAGTGTTTGGGATATGGACTTTAGTAAGGTTACCATGCTTAAAGTAGAATTTAGTTGGTATGGTGCTGTTGGTGCATTGTTCTTAGCATATGTTCCAGTAGATAACGGTGATGCACGTTGGGTAAGAGTACACCATTTACGTTGTTCAAACCAGTTAAAAATATCTTCATTAGGTAATGCTACACTTCCAATTACATATCTAGTATATGGCGGCGGTAGTGAATCACGCTTTGGTGTTCCAAATGCTAATAGGTTACAAAACCCATATGGTAGTTATTCAGAAAGCCTTGTTAAGTACGGTGCTTCTTACTACATTGACGGTGGTGACAGAGGTACTGTAAGACTATTCAATCATAGTAGTGAAACTCCTACAGATGTATATGGTAGTAAATTTAAATTAGGTGTTGATAATACTAATGCTGCAGATCCAGTTACGCCTATAATGTCAGTAACTAACTTAGATCCAGATACAACAGGCAGAGATGCTCCTGCAGTAAGTACATACTATATGAATGCTAGAATAATTACAGGTAACTCACAAGACCAAAACGTTAAAGTTATTTGGGTAGATGGTAATGATTTATATCTTAATAAGCCAGTAAGCCAAGTATCAACATTAAATGTAATTGTAGATAGACCTGCATTGTTATATGGTTTAAAGACTAAAGATAACATTACATCAGGTAATGGTGATGACGTTAGAAACAGAGTACAGGTATATCCAACACGTTTAAGTGCTGGTGCTGACGGTACTGTAAATGCTAAAATGACATTGGTTAAAACTCCAACGTTCCAAACAACTGTAGGAACAACAGGTAGTTTTGCAATTAATGCAGAAGTAAATCTAAACAGTCAGTATTTACTATCTACAACAAATACAGATTTCCTTTCACAGAACGGAGACTTTACATACGGTTACTTCCGTGCAAGTTTAAATGGCTCTGAAACACTTATAAGTGTATTAGGAAGATTAGAAAAAGCTAATGATAATTATTTCTTTTATCCAACAGAAATATACAATGGTACACTAGTTCTTGCTAGTGCGGCATCATTCTTAAAAGAAGGCGTGTATGACCCACAAGGTACAGTACTTACTTCAAGCGAAACTACTTTCGAAAAAGAACGTTTAAGTTCAGTAGAAGTTGCATTGAGGGCACAAACACCAATTCCAGGAACAGGTACAGAACTAGCAAGTTACTATATTGCTCCAGGTGCTGAAGAGTTTGACTTAGCAACTTATTTTGATTATAACAAAGAATATATAAGTTACCCATTAACAGATCAAATAGAAACCCTTTACGTAGCAACGTTTAGTAATACACTTAATAGTGCAGCTGCGCAGGTTTCATTGAGTGCCAGCTTAACGTGGGAGGAGCAATAATAGATGCCTCAAATCAAAATAGGTTTCGACAGAATACCTATACCTACATCGAAATCATTTGTACCTCTTTATGACATTGTAAAAGGTGTACCACTAAGAGATTCAAATGGTAACATAATTGTTACTGAAGATGAAGGTCCGGTAGAAGCTCTCTCTAAAGCAGAGAACAGTACAAGTGTTGTAATAAACAATGCTGTTGCTGATAATACACAGTTAACTATTGAAGAACAGTTTGCTGAAACATCACAAGTTAGTACAACATTACTAGGTATTCCAAGAGCAGAAGTGCAACTTAGTTTATTCAGTGATGTAAGTACATACGGTGTTAACGAAGAAGAATGGGAGTTCTATCAATATAACGGAGTATTTGGCAGACCATCTGGTTGGTATAATAGACGTAATATTACATATGGCAACCATTACTTTACTAGACTAAAAGAAGAAACAAACGAGCAAGCACTTGTTGTTGAAAGTTTTCCTGTAGCATTTACATTTCCTCCAGGACCTAACTTTGTAAATGGTGGTTATAATCCTGCGGTATTTAATAGGTACTTAGAATTTATAAATTTAGGCAATGATTTATATAATGACTACGTAACTAACTATCCTCAGTTTGCAAATGAAAACTTTTTAGATCCTTCATTGTGTGATGTATCAGACGGAGATGTAAACTATCCTGATAACGAACAACTAGGATATGATAAAATTGAAAACTGGTGTCAATCATGGATGAACATGCGTGACGGGTTGTTATTAGATCCTGGTACTAATACTCCAATAAGATTTCCTACAGGGTATGATGCTACAAATACAAGACCTGGACAATCAGATCAAAACCAATACTTTGGATTACTTCAAAGTAAAAAAGCATATAGATATCAACCAGGACGTATATCTGGATTTACTTTTGGCTTTAGAGCAAGTAGAGACGAAGCAAGTATTGACAATGTAATTGAATGGGGTATAGGTAATCCAACAGACGAATACATATTTCAAATAAAAGGTCCACAGTTTAATATTATACGTAGAAGCTCAGTAAGATTGCCAAACGAAGTACTACAGCGTATGGGCTTTAACAATACGTCACAAACAACTGTTCCAAGTAGAGAACCATTTAACGAAACTGAATTTTTTGAACTTGTAATTACAAGAGACTTTTTTAACGGTGATCCACTTGATGGTAATGGTAGATCAGGTTACTTACTTGATCCAACAAAAGTTACTATGTACAAAATTGAATTTGGTTGGTACGGTGCTATTGGTGCTAAGTTTTATGCTTACGTACCAACAGACACAGGAGATGCACGTTGGGTATTAATGCATACACTAACAATTGAAAATCAGCTAGGCGAACCTTGTTTGCAAGATCCTTACTTTAAGTTTAGATACTTACAAGATATTAAAAACACTGGTAACATTAGAACTCCACAATACTTGTACAAGTATGGTGCGTCTTGTTATATTGATGGCGGTGATAATAGTGCTGGTCAGTACTACAGTTACACATCAGATGACAAGATTGTAAACAACGCTAGACAAACAAGTGTTGCAGGAATTTATCCTAAACAGTTTATTAAGAACAGTGACGGTGTAGGAAAACCAAATAAGAAAAACGTTTATCCAGTAGATGTAAAAATAGACTGTGATCAGCTTACAGAAGTACAAGTAGTTGAAATAGAAGGATGCCCAGCATTTGGACATCACTATGCACCAAGTTTACATAGTAATGAAAACGGTGTAGTACGTAGTGTAAACATAAACGGTGCTGGTAACGAAATAACCACAAACCCACAACCACAAATTAATATAACTAATATTAGTCAAGCAAGTTGTGGCATTGTGACTACAGACGTTGCACATGGATACTTTACTGGACAAAAAGTTACACTAGAAAATGTTGTAGGTATGACAGAAGTTAACCTGCAATCATACTACATCGACGTAGTAGGTGATACACAATTTGCTTTATATAGTGATCCAGAATACGATACAGAAGTAGATACAAGTGGCTTTGCAGCATATATAAGCGGCGGTACATCAGACGGTGACCCAATATTTAGAACAAGAGACGATGATAGTAAACTTATTGTTCCTGGCATTAATAGTTGTTATGCATCACGAACAAGTGAAAGTACAGCAAACATTGAGAGAATAGGATTTGATGGAGCATACGAAAAAAGTGCAACAGGTACCATTGACCCGCAAGTAGTATTAAACGGAGTAGTAACAGACCGTGCTAGTGTAGACACAACGTCTGTAAGATTTACAAGTTACTACGATGCTATTGCAGGTAGTACATATCCTGTAACAGGTGACAGTTTTGATTGTAACTATTTAAATCCAGTAATAACAACAGGAACACAGTTTTGTGAATTCTTAATTGGTGTTACGGAAAACAAACCAATTATAGCAACACGCACTAATGCACTTGGCACACCAGTACAGGAAGTTAAATTTTTGTTAAAAGATGGCGTTACAGAAATAGAACCTAACTTAGATGACATACTACATGCAGAATTTACCCATAGTAGCTTGTTTAGAAATAGAGACGGATTTGAAGAAGCAGAAGGTGACGCACCATTAGGCATACGTTATGATATTGATTACAGATTACCTAGGCCGGCAGGTACTGACTCTGGTACATGTTCTGGTATTAAATGTTCAATTGAAAGTAGATTAGAATTTGCTGTAACATATACATCAACAGATCCTGTAAGTGGAGCTGCAAGCAATGTTATTATATTTGACGAAGAGCCTAGTGAGTTAATTAATGGCTTTAATCTAATAGGTGGAGAGTTTGGTGAAGGCGATACAGCAAGTGGAATTAAATTTACATCTGCACTCAAAACGTTTGACACTAGCGAAGGCGTTGAAAAGTATTATGTAGATGTAGACGGAGCTCCTAGTAGTAGTGCATTTGATTTAAAGGTATCACCTATAAGACTAACAGATAAACTAATAACAGGTGATCCTGACAAAGGTGTAAACAAAGTACAAATTTTTAGTTTCCAGCCAAAGCCATTATATCTTGTTGTGTTTATGCGAGACAATGCTAAAATGAATAACGTAACTATTACTGAATACATAAACGGAACTACAAGAGCATTTTGTCCTGAATGGATTTCAAATAGCGGAGTTGACATAGTATTTTCCGGTGGAGCAAGTGCAGGCGTTCCTGCAGCTAACTACTTAGAAAAAGAAAGACTAGCAAGTACAAGTGTAGATGTACAAAACTCGCAACCTTTAAGACCAGGTAAATTGAAAGACACATTATATGTTGCGCCTAATAGAAATAATACTGTTGGCTTAGATAGTGTGTACGGACCAGATAGGACAACAATTACGCCAGGAATATTAAATACTACAGCAACGTTTATTACAGCAAGAAGTTTAATTAATAACGATGTTAATTTAGTAAGTGCAAGTATCACAACGAAGGAAGATTAATGGCAGACATTAAATTTGGTCTAAACGTAAACAGGAGTCTTGCAGATGTCGCAGATCCTGCAGCGGCATTAGAAAATATAGGTATAGATATTAATGACCTTGATGTTATTAGAAACGCTGCTGGTGACTTAGGTATTACAGCAGATGATGTAAAAACATTAAGCGGACTTAATGTTCCTGTACAAACATACCTTGTTAAACTATATCAAGACACATTACAGTACTCTACTATTATTGATGAAACAGCAGGAACTGGATCAGCACTTAAAGGTAACTTATCAGTCAACGGTGCATTAGGTGCTGGCGCAATTAAGTATCAATATATTGATGATGACAATAGTACACTAAAGTTTGCAGACATTAGTACAAGCCGTGTTAGTAGCTGGAGTAGTACAGACAGTCCTGCAACAAATACAAGTCCAATATTCTACGGAAGCACAATTGAAATTGATGGTGCTGTTGAAGCAAACACATTAGAAATACTGAAACCGGCAGACACAGTACGTTTTAGAAGTTCTGAAGTTCCTACACATAAAGTACAAGCAACTATCAACGGACAAACAGTATATCTATATGCTATGAAAGGAATACCTTTAGTATTTGAAGGATTTTTTAGAAACTTAGATAGTGATTTAAGATTAGTTACAAGCGGTGCTGTTAGTTGGCGTGTTGTAAATAATCAATTTGACTACTTAACAAAAGAATATGAAAATGTAGGCGGCAGTAATACAACACGTAGTTTCTTAAGATATAGAGATACAGGTGCTGCGTCTAAGAATGTTGAAATATATCATAATCCAAATAATATTTTAACATTGCCAATGTCAGGAATAGGGTTAGAAAAACTTCCAGCGGCTGCATTAGAAAATTGTCAAAATTTATATGTAAACAACAACATTATAAAAACGTTCCCGGACTTTACACAGTTTGTTCCTAATGTTAGATTATTAGATGTTAGAGAGAATAACTTTACATTAGGTGACGAGCCTACTTTACGTAAATTTAATTCAAGTGTGTTAGCACGTATACCTACAACAGTTAGAGAAATAAGATTTGGTAATACATTTAATGGAAGTATTACAGCAGACTTAACAACACTTACAAACTTATTAACTCTTAACTTAAATGGCCACAACAGAGGTGGAGCATTTAATTACTTTGATCAAGATGCTGAAGATCCAAGTGGAGCAGGACCTGAAGTTTCAAACACATGCCAAAACTATTATCTATATAGAAACAGTTTTAATGAAATACCGCAAAGTGTTAAAGACTTGCCAGATCTAAGACAAATTAATATATACAGTAATTCAATTACTGATGACAGCATGTCGTTTGCTAGTAGTGTAATTAACTATATAAACATAGGCGGTAATCCAGGAATAAACATTCCGAACCTAACAAACAAAAATTCACTACAGGATTTTTATGCTCATTACAATAGTGCAGCTAATGTACCTGCAGATAGAAACTTATTTACTACAAGCTCAGGAGCATATAAGTTTGCAAACTGTGGATCTCTAAGACTTATATACTGTTACGGAAGTGCATATACTGGACCAATACCAAAGTTTGCTGGAAACTCACAATTATACTATTTCCAAGGACAATACACAGCACTACGTGGTGGACGTTCAGACACAGAGCAAGATTATGTATTATACGATGATGTATTTGACGATTGTGCAGATGCTATGCGTTACTTCCAAGTAGCAAGTAGTAGTTTGTTAAATGCGCCAATGCACCCAGATTGTTTTGAAAAACCAACAGGTATGATTGGTATTGTATTTAGAAGTTTCAATGCAGGAGTAAGTGGTGCGTTCCCAAGTTTAAATACAATGCAGAACTTGCGTTATATTGTAATGTTACAAAATAACTTTACAGGGCCATTACCAAACTTTTTTAATAACCCTAACTTATATTACTGTCATTTATATGGCAACCAATTCAGCGGTAATATTCCAGTAATACAAAGTAATGCGTTACAATACTTTTATGTACATAGTAATCAGTTAACAGGATTTGCTGGTCTTGAAACACCAAATCTAAGAAGATTGTTTGTTAGTTATAACCTAATTACTGGTGCTGTTCCTGACATGAATAATTTAGTGCTATGTTATGATTTTTATATGAATAACAATAACTTTACTGATTATACAGCAGGCGCTCTAATAGCATGTAGGTCATTATATAGATTCGACATAAGCAATAATCCTAACTTGCCAGCAGGAGCGGTAAATAGTATTGTAGCAGATCTTGTTGCAAATTACGAAAACAATCCACGTGGTGGTATAAGCGTTAACTTAGCAAACACATCTATACCTACAGGTGATGCTGTAGAGCAAATAGAGTTTCTAAGATCCAAAGGCTGGAATATGAGGTTATAATATGGCAACATCAAGCGTACAAGGGTTTCTAAAATCAGCGAACCTATTAGAAAACACACAGGATAGGCAAGCACTTAACAACTTAGGCACAGCACCTATTGCTGACGATATAAGTTTGTTTATTAATAATAATCAAAATGTTAGTTCGTTAACTATTGCAGATGCTGAGTATAATTTTATTACAGGGCTTATTACAATAGTAAACGACACGGCAGAATTAAATGCCTCAAGAAGTGCTGTATTCACAAACGGTGATCCTGTAAGAATAACTTACATGGATGATAGTGTACTTCAAAATGATCTGTTTATTACACAAAGTGACGGCGAAACTACTTTTGGTTTTGCATCTGACTTTGAGGGAGACAGTCAATATACATTTGATCCCCCTGCAGCAGGTTTTAAAGTTGTAAGGTCAGATGCTGTTGTACTTTCTAACTTAACATACTTAGGCGCTGTAGAAGATACCGCAGGCTTTAGTAGTGGCCTTGGTGAAGGAGCATCAGGAGTTGAAGGTGAAGGAGCATCCGGCATTGATACTGATGATACATATGCTAACCAGTTCTTATCAATATATCAATACTTAGATATTGCAAAATATCAAGCAGATAAGAAATTTGTAAGTGATAGAAATGTTGCTACAGATGACGACTTTAGAATGGAAGGTATGTTTAATATTGAAGATCCTTCAGACATGATTCTTACTGAGGGAGTAAACTCTAATAGTCCAGGCTTGTATATTACAAACCCAGCAAGTCCACTTTCAAACATTCAACGTATAAGAGCATTTAGTGATACATCAAATCCTTGGGAAGTAACAGGTACAGGTGTAAACACTCAATTGTCTACGGGTGCTATAACAGCACAAACTGGTGATTTAAAATTAAATAACGGAATACTTATTAATGGTGTGGCGCCAATTAATGAAAGTGGAAATGTAAACAATGTTACATTCACTCACAAGGCAAAAGTAAAAATAGACGGTATTGATTACTTCTTATGCTTAACTAGTTGATGCTAGTGCCCTATACACTGTTCCATTAAACGTAATAGGTATTGTCCTATCATATGCTAATGCGTCCCCTAAACTAAGCTCTGTTGCTGTTGCATTTTCTGCAACAAAGTCTCTAACTTTAAGTATGCTGTTAGCGTTAGTCATTTGAAGACCAACAGTAGCACCTAAGCCGTCCGTTGTTCTAAGACCTTCTAAGGTGCCCACAAACGGTGGTGCTGTATTAAGTGGTATAACACATGCTTCTTTATTTTGCGTAGTATCAGTAGGACAAATAACAACAGTAGTACCTGCAACCATATCATCACCTGCTTCTACAGGCTTGTTAATTGTAATAGTGTTTGTATTAACATCAATAGCAATGATTCTAGTAAGTGTGCTAGTATCGTCTGGATCAATATCAGCTAAGTAAGGACTACTTTGTATAACATTATTAAGCCCAAAGCCGGTAACATCATTAAGAACTAACTGTGTATCTCCTGGAGATGCTGTTGTAGCAATTTCTCTACCTAATGTTCCAATACAAAAATTGTTTAAACTATTATTGTTTAACCCTTTATCGCTATAGAAGAATACTTCCTCTAATCCTGTTAAATTTAATGCAATATTAGTTGTAAAAGTTCTAATACTTGATATACTTGTTACACGTATGTAATCTGTGCCAGCTGGGTTGTTTTCACAAACAACAACTGTTCCTACTTTAAGTTTGTCTGTAGTATCGATTGTTACATCATTGCCGCTAGACGTAGCTGCTTGTGTATCTAAAAACCCTCTATGATCTAAAAACTTTACAGCAATAGTAGCATCACCACTTGCTGTGCCATTTATGATAACAATATTATTACGTGAAATATCTGTAACTTCGGCCCCGTTTATAAACGCCGGAGTAATAATTTTATTACCAATTTCAATATTATCAGTATACGGACTTGTTGATGTTGTACTACAGATATTACTATCTTGTACTAGATTATATGTGTATTCAGCACGTAACGCATTGGCAAATCTTAAAGGTGGAGCATATGTAACTGTTAAAGGAGATATGCTTAACCATTTTGCATACTGAGTACTAAAGTTAACATCAAGTGGTCCAATTTCTCCGCCACCAGTTAACAGTCGATTATCATAAAATCCTTTAAAACTGTCTTCATCAAAATCAGCAGGTACTGATTGGTACAAATACCAATATGGCCAATTGCCACTGTCTTTAATATTTGTAGTTAAATTAGCATCTATGTATTTGTTAAAGTAATTAGTATCTTCCTCGGAATACCAGTATGACAATCTTATTTCAAGCGGAACATACTTTTGTAATGTTGGTTCTGTGTGTGAAAATCTAAATGCATCACTACCAATTTTATTAGCAATACTATATGTAAGTATCGCTTCATCAGGCACAGTTATACTTTGATTTAATGTAATAGAAGTTTTACCTACTCCATCAACAAATAAGCCTGTACTAATTTCACTAGCAAGTATTGCATTACCAAAAGCATCTTCAGCTGCAGTAACTTGGTCGCCTATGATTACTGTCCTAGCATCAATAGTGTCTACAGTTACACTAAGTTCATTAACCATTGCACTCTTATGTTCTATCGGGCGTTCTTCAGCAAATGTATTCTGTACAACTTGTAGGTCACCGAATTCGTCTGCTACTTCAAACATAACAAGACCGGTAGTTTCAAAACTAAATGTGCTAGGGCCACTAGCATCTGGAACATAAAAACCCTGCCATTGAATAAGGCCATTTGCTCCGCCTAGTGTATCATCTAGTTTATTACTAAATTCAAATACACCATTGTTCCAAAAAGGCTTAGTTACTGTTGGCGCTTCGCCCGGCGCAATAAGTGTTATGCCTGTTGTGTTCTTTGATAAGTTAGTAGCAATTTGATCAACATCATAAAATGTTGCAATTAACCCATCGCCTCCGTTAAAGAACGGTGGATCATTAGTAGTTGCAATAATAGTATCTAATTGGTTCTTTACTGTAATTATAGGAGTTGCAACCCTGTCTACAAGCTCACCATCTTCTAATATAGTGTTCTTAACAGCAAGACCGGCCATAAGACCAATATCTCTGTTAACCACTGTACTGTTGCTTATGCCTTTAATAGCATCTAAATCTCCACCACTAAACGACTTGTTATCAGACCCAACTACTAGGTTATTTAAAACATTATTAAGTGCCTGGTCTTTGCTTTGCAAATCAGACAAATTTAAATCTCTACGTAGTCCGATGTTCTTAAATGATGGTCTTGGCATATATTACTCCTTGTATACATATTTATCAGCTTTGATAAATACATATATACAATAGGAAACAAACAATGGCTGTACAACTAGTAAACATAGGTAGAATTGCAAATGACGGGACAGGAGATGACCTGCGTGAAGCATTTATCAAAATTAATCAAAGTTTAGAGGACCTTGATTTACGTATTGATGATAAAACCGAAGGGTTAAACCTAGGAACAGGTGCAGGTGTATTTAAACAACGCACTGGTTATAACTTAGAGTATAAAACACTTGTAGGCAGTAACGATGTTGTTGTTACTAATAACCCTGATGAAATTGTTTTAACAGTTGATGCAGGACTTGCAGCTACACCTATAGTTGCTGATACAGGAACAGCAACTATTCCAGCAAGAGGCACGTTGAGAATAAACGGCTCAGGCGGAATAACAACTACAGCAGATGATGCTTCTGGCACTGTTACTATTGCAGGTAACGCAACGTTAGCAAGTGACACAGCTCCTACACTTACAGCAAATCTTCAGGCTAATAACTTTGCAATTCTTAACGCAGGTGTAATACAAAGTAATAACATACTTAGTAATGTATGGGGAGTAGACATTCGTACACTAAATGATTTATATGTTAATTTAGACTTTGGTGAAATTATAGAGAATAACAATAACTTTGTTGACTTCTTTAAAAGTTTAGTCGATGCCGATTACGGTACTCTAACTGGGCCAACTACATTAAATACGGATGACGGGCTATTACCTACATTGTAAAGTTGCGCTGAAAGGATTTATTATATGGCAAGTATCTGGACACAACCAAACAACTACAAACTAAGAACACTTGTAGAAAGAGTTAAATTAGAAACAGGAGATTTTATATTACCTGTGGACTCTAGTGCGACTGTTACATTGTTAGCAGGAAAATTACCACGTGGTCTAAGACTGGACGGTGTTGAAATTAAAGGCACAGCGTTTGAGGTTGAAATTGTAAAAATATTTAAATTTGTATTACGTGCAAAATTAGGCGATGTTACAGAAGATAGAACTTACACAATAGAAGTTACAGGCCCAGACGAGCCTATATGGATAACACAGCCAGGATTGTTACCCATGGGCCAAAACGAAACTCTATTTGTATTAGATAATCAAATTATTGATTACCAATTTTTAGCCATAGATGCAGATACATCAACAGGGCAAACAATAGAATATTATATAGTTCCAGGGGAGGGCACCCTACCGCCAGGACTAACTCTTACAAGTACAGGAAAAATACAAGGTGTTATAGAACCTTTACTTGCATTAGATAGAGAAGCGGAAAGAGGCGGATTTGATACTAGTCCATACGATGCATACCCAAGTGACTTTTCAATAAAAGCAGACAGAGGCTTTGACAGTTACTTTTACGACAATGTACGTTACGATACACAATCAGACCCGCAAATACCTAAAAAGTTAAATAGGTACTACGAATTTAAAGTTACAATTAATGACGGAGTAACTAGCACACCACCAAAAAGAACATTCAAAATTTATGTTGTAGGAGACGACTATCTAAGATCAGACAACAGTATTATGAAGGTTTCAAACGGTGTGTTTAAAGCCGACAATACTAATATACGCGATCCTAAATGGCTTACACCCGGAAACCTTGGATATAAAAAATCAAATAACAACACTACAGTATATCTTGATGTTTATAACTCGGATACATTACAGGGAAATCTTTTATATAGTTTAGACGAACTTAATAACGACAACTCAGAAAGTATTTTACCACCAGGATTAAAACTAGATACATTAAGCGGCGAGCTAACAGGTACAATACCTTATCAACCTCAAAGTTTTAAAGATTACAAATTTACAGTAAGAGCAACACGTTATACAAACGACTTGGATTATGCTGTTATTACAGGAACATTCTACGAAGACACATTATCTGGTAAACGTACATTTAAAGTATACAAACTTCCTCTAAATGTACAAGACGGTATAACACTTAATGACGGCATTGATGATTTAAACGATTTACAAAATCAAGTTATAGTACTTAATGGCAGACCATATACTGTAGAATCAGTCGACGGCTCAGATGAAGAATTTGATGAAATTACATTAACAGAAAGTTTAAGACCGTTTTTAAGTTTTACACTTGCACTAGATAGTGTAGCAAACGCACAATCTATTTTTGTAGAAAAGTTAAATGAGTTTGAAAGAAGTCAGTGGAAAGATAAGAAACTTGTTTACGACAATCAAAGTGCTACTCCGGAAACATACACAATACAAAGTGTGTACGGTTATAAGAAATGGCAAGTTGATAGTGATACAGCAAGTATTGTATTAAACTTTGAAGCAGGCGGTACAACACCACTAGCATTTGGTGCAAGTGAAACGTTATCACAATCTGTTATTAGAATATTTGAGGGTAATGAATTACCTGTGTTTGTTGATGCTGGCGCTACAGCAGGCAGTATAACTTTTTGGGCACCTGATAATGCTCTTACAAAAGAATCAAGAATGAAACAGATATTCACAGGCGCTGATGTAAAATTTACATTACTTGATAATAACAAAGATCTAGTATATTTTAATAAACCGTTAGAACCTGGTAGAAGTTTTGTAACTGGTCAAACAGTAAGCCTAGCATTATACGGCGATGGATTTTTTGAAAAAGAATTAATTACATATGCTAATGCAGATGTAAACAATCCAAGCAAGCCTAAGACATTTACAATAAGAATATTAGGCGAAGTTGACAGTGAGTTAAATTGGACTACTCCTGCAGACTTAGGAAGTATTACAGCAAACTTTAATAGCACAAAACGTGTAACTGCTACAACTAATGTTCCAGATACTAGACTAATATATACCATTGTGTCTGGGAGCTTGCCAAACGGGCTTAGATTAGCTTACACAGGCGAAATAATAGGCAAAGTTACACAGTTTGGTACTTTGCAAAGTTTAGGATTAACTACATTTGATAATGCTGACTTTAGTCTAGATGCTAGTACAACTTCAGTTGATAGAAAATATACTATAAAAATTAAAGCAGAAGATAGATTTGGTTATAGTGCAATTGAAAGAGATTTCACTATTAATATAATTGATCAAGACGATACATTATACAGTAATTTGTATATTAGACCTATGCTTGAACCTGTTATAAGAAAAGAATTTAAACGCTTTGTAAGCAATCCGGATATATTTCCAACTACTTCAATATACAGAGCAAGCGATCCTAACTACGGTATACAAACTAGAGTTAATATGTTAGCATATGCAGGAATTGAAACTAAAAATATAGACGAGTATGTAGCTGCTACAGCAAAGAATCATAAACGTAGAAATTATAAAATTGGCGATGTAAAAACAGCCGTTGCTAAAGATCCTGGATCAAACGATGTTGTATATGAAATAGTATACCTAGAAGTAATTGACCCTCGTGAAAGTAAAAAAGGAAAAGTTGCAAATAGCTTTGCAAATATACCACAGCCTAATCTTACAGCAGATTCTGTATCATTAGAAGTAATGGACGATGTAACAGCACAGGACAGTGGGTTTGATATTGCTATTGTTGACGGACGTTTTAGAGATATGGAAGTAGTACTCGATCAAGGCCAAGGATTTACAGTAGGAACACGCCAAGGCGAAACAATACAAAATATTGATAACGCAGATATAGATGTAACCTTACGTGACGGATCAGAAATTAATATCGATGTAGATATAAGTGACAGTGAACCAATAAGAAACAGATATAGAAGCCAAAATCAAAACACTGTAAAATCAGATAGTAATGCGGTAACTATTAACAACGCAAATGAACTACACATGTATATTAGTAACACAACTAATATGAGAGAACAGTTGGAAAGCATTGGTAAAAGTCAAAGAGAGTATTTGCCACTTTGGATGCGTACAGGACAAGACGGAAGTATAAGCGAAATTGACTATGTAACAGCAATTCCGTTAGCATACTGTAAAGAAGGTGAATCTAAAAAGGTTCAAAAAAATGTGAAAAACGCACTTACAAACGGAGAGTTTGATTTTAAAAGAATAAACTTTGATGTAGACAGATATGTTGTTGATAGTGCAACAGGAATACAAGATGAAAGATATATAGTCTTTCCAAATTATATTTTTAATGTATAATACTAGATAAATAATATACCAGGAGAAAACAATGGCCAGTAATATAGTAGACACAACAATTGACGACACATATCCAGTAGCGGGTATCGATAATGATAGTCAAGGGTTTAGAGATAACTTTAACATAATTAAATCAAACTTTGTAGCGGCGAAAGCAGAACTTACAGAGTTGCAAAATAATGCAATCTTAAAAAATGCACTTATAAGTCAAGATGGACTTGATAACGATTTCGGCGGAAACGAAATTACTAATGCATTACTAAAAGATTGTGCCGAAGGCGTAAGTGCTAACGGTACTATTAACACATTACAGAACATAAGTTACTTGAATGGTGTATATCAAACAGGTGTAGTAACAGGCGACCTAACACTTACTCTTGCAGATTGGCCAGATGCAGGGTATGCTAGAATGGTTGTTGAAATTTCAAGTGATGGCGGTACTAGTAGAGCTATTACATTTAATGGTGAAAATACAGCACAGTTTAAGAAAATATCCACTGACTCTTGGGCATCGACAACAGCAACTAGTGTAGTAGCAACAGTAACAAGTAATAAAGAAATTTATGAATTTTGGACACACGATGGCGGAACAAACATCTATGCTAAAGTCATAGGAACATTTAGTTAATGTTTAACCCTTTGGTTGATGACTTCTCTTTATTGAAAGATTCAGAAGTAGAAGAAAAACTATTTGATTTAAAAAGAAAATACTGGCAAACGAGAAACCCTTCCGTCCAAGAACAAATTTCAGTTATCATGAATATGTATGCAGAAGAAATGCATGTGCGTAGTGCAAAGGCAATGCAAAAAACTAATGATGATTCGGAAAAAGGACTTGACAATTTAATCAATATCAGTTAAAATAACTGTATGCTAATGAAAACAGATAACTTAGGTATTCCACGATTCTCTAATCGAGACTTAATTGACATGATATATTCTGGTAACGCAGATAAAGTTCATGTAGTTCTTTGCGACAAAAACGATGATGTAGATCAGTTTAATAATGTATGTGAAGAACAAGGTATTAACAAACTACAAAAGTATATTCCATTAGATGTAGACGAAAAGACGTTTGACGGTGTATGTCAAAGTGAATGGTTTATGCCTGATGAATACAAAGACATTAATGTATATGAATATGTACTAGGCAAAGCAGAAACACCCTGCCCACAACACGTACAAGATCGTATATGGGAAG